TTACGCCTTTTTGCCCCTCTTTTACGCTTTGCAGACATTTTATCTATTAAAACGCTTAATGTGGTCGTTGTAGTGAACCCACTCATTTTCCGACTTTTCTCATTGCCCTAATATGGGCTTGACGAAATGTACGCCCTTTTTTTAAATCTTTAGCCATCTCTTGCATATGCTTTAGAGTATGGTGTCTGGCGTGTCGGTTCATTGTCTTTTTTTGTCTTGAGGTTAAGTCTTTAGTAAACCTTTGAATAGAAGCAACTTTGACCAATTACTTTTTCTTTCTCATTCTCATTTTGTTTTTTTTCTTCTTTGGCTTCTTTTTCATTCCCTTAGAATGTGAGCCTTTTCCAGTATGATAGGGCATATTTATTTTCCTTTCTTTTTCTTCTTGCCTTTTTTCTGGCTTTTTAAAATAGCCATTTGTAAACCTTTAGGTAACTTCTTTTGTTTCTTAGTTAGTGCCATTTTGTCCTCTTAATGTAATACAGTTGAATGTACTACAATTAGAATAACACAAAATATCAAAATCTGAACCCATGTTTTTAATTCTTCAAAAGTTTCCCAAATATTTTTTAATTTGTCTAACATTCTAAACTCCCTTGTTTTAGTGTGTATTCGCAGATGTCTGAATAAATCCATCATAAGTTTTTTCTCTTGGAACAGATACTTGGTGTATTGCATTACAAATTTTACATTTATATTGATGTAATGACCAAATATGTCTTTCACTTTCTAGTTCTACAACTTCTTTATTAAATAAAATTATTGAATTTTTTTGGTAACAATTCATGCAAACCATCATTTTTTGGTATCTACTTTCTTAACCTTTTCAAATGATCTCATGCCACCTATACCAAGCATACCCAGTAATAAAGGCATCATAACCGACATATCTGCTTGAGGTATAACTATACCAAACCCTGCACAAATAGGCGAAATAAGATAATTTATGGCAAGAGATAGTCCAGAAATCCACCCAATTAGTGGTCTCCAACTTGATTGAAACCAATTCCCTCTGGCTTCAGCTTCATTAACCTTTATTTGAGCCAAAGCTAATTGTTGGGCGTGTTTTTCAGCCATTGTGGATATTTCGTGGGCTAGTTTATTTTTAGTGTCTTTGTCCTCTATAAACTTGCCTAATAGCTTTGACGCTACTGGTACTAAACTTGCTATCATATCTTTGCCATTCTTTCACATAATCTTTCTGCTCTGTTGGTTACCTGCCGATACCATTTAGAATTTTTCATCTCTAAACTTGCAGATTTGAAATCCCTATTATCAATATGTTTCTTCATCTTTAAAAATCTGCTTAATCGTGGTCTACCAAGATTAAACATCATGTTGCATATAATCAGTTGTGCTTCTTCTGGTAAAACATAAAAATCATCATAAAGGTAAATGCATTCTTGTATTGTTGAATTTATATCTTCTTCAAATAATTCATTTACTCTTTCATCATCAATTTGTGTACCAACTTCTAAACCATGCTCTGGGTCTGTTTCTTTAATTAAATGACCCACACCCAAAGTCGGCAAGCCCAGGTGATCTAAATATATTTCATTCTTGTAACCCTCATCAGCTTTGATTTCTTCTTTAAGTCTTTCTATATCCATTGCACCCTCTGTAAAACAAAAGCAATAAATTGTGTAGCAACCATAAAACCAATAGCCCAAAGAACATAGTTCAACTTCTTTACCTCTTTTTGCAAATGATAAATATGATTAGTTTCCAAATGTTCAATCTTATTGTAAAGATTCACTAAATGCTCTTTGCTTGTTTTTGGCTCTAGTTTTGCCATCACTAATATACCCTCATATTTTCATTTACTTTAACTAATTTACAATAACAATCATAGTTTTTTTGTTCTTCACCAATTTTAATTGTCTGATTACTAAGATATTTTTTAAAATAATCACAATTATTTACGTTTGCAAAATGAAGCATACCAGATGGATTACCTGCTAAATAGCATAATAAAACAAAAGCAGGTTTCATTGTAAAACCTCATGCAACCCAAAAACCTCTAACATCATAAAGGTAAAGAATAATAATAAAACTCCACCAAATATAAGTTTGCCAGAAAAGTTTGTAGAACCTAATCTTATAGCGACAAACTCGTTTCCTAATATTCTCAGTATCAATTCAAAACTATTTTCGCCTACTTTAACATCTAATGTTTTTTTATCCGACATAAAAGCCCCCTAAAAAACTGAGTGTCCATATTATAATCGTAATTCTTATAAACATACTAGCCTTTATTTGCTTTCCATATAAAAAATAATAAAACAAAAAAACCTACTATAGTAACAATTAAAACTGTAATTCCTATAGCATTAATAAGTTTGTCCATTTGAATTTGTTTCTGGTGGACTAACTCTGCTCTTTTTTTTCTTATGGAAATTTCAGTTTTCAAAAAGTCTTCCCATCCTGCTTGCCCATATGACATCATTATCATATTTTTAAGGTCTTGTCGGTGTTTTTGCATCTTCTTTCTAGCTATAAGGCTATCTAAAGCAACCTTTTCTATATTCTGACTATTAAACATAGATTGCCAAAAAGTAGGGTTCTTGGCTCTTTTTTCCATATGCTCAATATCGCTACTATTTTGCATAAAAGTAGAAACTTGAGATGACATTTCAGATATATCTTTGCCAAGTGCAATGCCTTGTTTTAGGTAATCAACACACTTAGTTGCACCTGCTAATAATAATCCTATGCTTGCAGGGTCTATAACTCACTCCATTTATATCTCTTCTGGAAAGTCATATATTGGTGCATTTCCAGTTGGAACTTTGTCTTTATCTAGTGGTGCATCAAATAGTTTCATAAAATCTGCTAGTGTTTTACAATCTGTAATAGATTTTTCAATTTTATCACAAGCAGTTCTTACTGCATCTCTATAAGTAGCCACATTACTATCAATAGCTTTATCTTTTTCTGCTTTTCTTGTAACTTGCCAGTCCCATTTTGATAACAAGTGTTTAGTTGTTTCTTTAGTTTGTCTTATCCAAATTGTTTTTAATCCCTCATTGATAAGTTTTGTCTTGCCATCTGCTTCATATAATTGTTTGCCATCAGCATCTTTTGCATCTTCATCCTCAAGTTTTCTTTCAACATCTTTTGACCAATAAAAACGATTATCAAAACTTGTATCTTCTTCTTTTTCCCAAACTAATTTAAACTTCTTTTTGTCTGCATCACTCCAAGCACTTGCCCAGTTATAGGGGTGTTTGTATGTGCCATCTGACCAAGACTTTCCCTCTTTAATTATTATTCCATTATGTTTCCAAGGCATTTTTTTCTCCTATCTTGCATTACTAAATTTAAATGGTAGTTCAGCGAAACAAAAGTAGCTAAATACACCACCACTACTATTTAATACTGATTCTGTTGTTCGTATTTTAAAACCATTTGATAAAAAATCTATATTGATAGCAGGACTTAGTGTAGAGCCATCATTTTCTGAATATGCTAAATCCCAACCAACATATAAATCAACTGCATTGAATGGATTTCTAGCTATATCAAAAGCTGACCAACCACCAGTTGTACTTACTCTTTTAATCACAATATATGCAGGTCTGAATCCAGTAAAAACAAATGTCCCATCTGTTGAATTGTTTCCAGTATAAACACCAAACTTACTGAAACCATCCACGTCATGGAAGCAATAAGCAACATAATCGTAGTTATCGTTTACATTTTGAGCCCCTCCAACTGAAAATACTGTAGATGTTGGTGCTGTATCATTCCATATTGTAGAATCTGGCACAGAATATCCACCATTAGATAAACTCATATAATGTGTCCAACCATTATAAGCAGTCAGACCTACCATTTGTGAATTTGATACAGTTCTACCCATAACAATAATATAATTTGGTGCAGTGGATAATCCATGACCTATAGTACCACTAGAACCATTATTTCCAGTATACGTTACGATTGAAAATCCAGAAGTTTGACTTGCATTTGAAACTGATTTTATTGAACCATCAAAATTGGTACTTCCATGTGTTGTATTAGTATTTATTTGACCACCCATGCCAGAATGTCCAGAAATTCCACAATAATAATACAAGGTTGGTGCTGAACTTGCGACAGTAATTTGAACATATGCACCACTTTGACCAGATGTGCCAGAACTAGTTACTCCAGTAGTATATTCTGAACCACCACCATGTATTCCATCTGATGTTGTGCTAAATTTTAAAGCATGACCAGACATACTGCTATCACTTACATCAAACGTGTATGTTCCATTTTCTTGTAAATCTAATGTTACTCCACTTTGAGGAAACGTGGCTGAATCAGAAGAATTACGAAATCTAAATTTATTGCCACTATCGCTTACTACAACAACTTTGTAAGTCTTTGTAGGTGTAGTGCCATTTGCTTTCCAATTCCATGAAACATATGTATGTTGTCTAAAGTTTACTTGTGCAGTTGAATCAGCACCTAATGTAAATCCATTACTTGTAAAAGCAGTTAACGTGTTAGCATAATCTCCCTCAACATAATTACGAAATGCTTGTAATGTTTTTCCAACACCTCTATTTGAGTCAAATGTCATGCCCCAATCAGAATTACTTCTAGGCATAATAACTACCCAATCTGGTTGAAAATTTAAAGATGTAACATTTAAGGTTGGTGCATTACCAGATGAATCACTTGAACCACCAGTTGATTGATATAAAGCAATATCAAAATAATCATCTGCTTGTTCATCTTGATTTGGACTTATTGTAGTGTCTGGTAGGTTAGATGAGCATAATGCTAAAAAACCAGTAGGTGGGGCATATTTAAAAGCACCTATACCATTTGCATCTGTGTTATTTCCAATATCTCCACCAGTTAAACCACCTGCAAAACTTCCATCTTGTCCAAAGTTTGCTACATGAACATCTGTACTTGTTCCATTAGCAATATAACATTGTAAATTTTGTGCTTCATCATCTGTAAAAGTAAATGCTTCATTTGTTCCTGCTGATGGATTACCATCACTTGCATCTGTGCGATACCAAGTATTATTTATTCCTACCCAACCTTTATTGTTGTCAATATCCCAAGCAAGTTGCAAAATATCTCCTGCTGATACTGTTACACTTATATTTGAACCTAATTGAGAAGTTTCATCATATAACCTTATGTGAGTTTGAAAAGCAAAAACACCCCATTTATTAGCTTGTCCTGCATGAGCAGTATTACCAGAATATACATTTGCTTGAATCCAACCCCAATCAATTTCTAAATTTGAACTGCCAACAGTTGTTACACGCATTTCCATATACCATTTACCACTTGTAGGTCTAAATGTATTTCCCATATAACTATTGGTTGGAACAGATACTTTTAAGTTTCCCTCACTTAAAGTAGAAGTTGCATAAATACTTGATGATCTTTCTCCACCAGTAAACAAAGCATTCCAAGTAGAGAAGTTATTTGTAGGACTATCTAGTACGATATCTGTAGAAGCTAATCCATTAGTTGAATAATCATTTGTTGTACTTCTATCAGCAGTTTGATAGTCATAACCAATGTTACTGCTATCTTG